CGAAAAATTGCTAAAATATGGTTTTCTGTAAACACAGCAAATCCAAAATCAGCCGTTGAACTTAAATGGGCCGGCGCTACAAACGCTACAGCTTTGTTTTTAAGTGGCCAAGGTTTTTTTGATTTAAGAGAAGCTGGTGATGAAATAATTAATAATGCTACAACACCAACAGGTGATGTATTATTAAGCACTAAAAACTTTGCAAGTGGAGATAACTATTCATTAGTCATAGAGTTTAGATAAAATATAAATAGTAAAAGAGGGAAAATGAAACTTATAAGAGAAGAAATAAACGACGCTCAATACATAGTCGAAGAAAAAGAAGGTAAGAAAAACTATTCTATAAAAGGAGTTTTTCTACAATCCGACATCAAAAATCGTAACGGTAGAGTTTACCCAAGTAGCGTTTTAATGAAAGAAGTAAAACGATACAACGCAGAATTTATCAATAAAAATAGAGCATTTGGCGAACTAGGCCATCCTGAAGGACCAGTTGTGAACTTAGAAAGAGTATCACATATGATTAAAAAATTATATCCTGAAGGCAAAAATTTTATTGGAGAAGCAAAAATTATGGACACACCATACGGTAAGATTGTAAAAAATCTTATTGATGAAGGCGCTCGTTTAGGAGTGTCATCACGTGGTATGGGTTCCTTAGTGCAAAGAAACGGCCAGAGTATGGTAGGTGAAGATTTTTACTTAGCAACGGCCGCTGACATTGTGGCAGATCCATCTGCTCCAGACGCTTTCGTAGAAGGTATTATGGAGACAAAAGAATGGGTGTGGAACAATGGAATCCTTGTAGAACAAGACGTAGAGGCTTGGAAACAAGAACTCATTAAGACAAAAAGAATTGAATTAGCTGAGAAAAAAGCGAGTATATTCAAGGACTTTTTAAGTAAACTATAATAGAAAATCAACAAATTATAAATATCACTATAAAAAGAGATATTTTTAATTCGAATTAAAAAATAAAGGAGATTTCTCAAATGGCTACAGAAAAACAAGTAGAAGTCAAAGCAGAAACAATAGTAGAACAAGAAACTGTTGCAGATGCTCCAAAGAAGAATGCTGTGGCAGCTGAAACTAGTCCGCTTAAAAATGAAGCAGAAGATTTAGGTACAGCAGTTGTAAAACCAACAGACAGCAATCCTGACGCTACTAAAAAATCAAAAAAAGTTTCTGACGCTCAAAACGCAAAAGCTACAGACGGCGACGTAAGTGCAAAACCAGACACAGAAGCTGGTGTTACTAAAGTTGCTCATCCAGGCGAAGCGATGAAAGTAGAAGAAACTGAAAAAGAAGATGTTATTGACGTTTCTGATGATGTGAAAGCATTAATCGGAGATGAAAAATTAACAGAAGAATTTAAAGCAAAAGCTGCAACAATATTTGAAGCTGCTTTGAAATCAAAAATCAAAGAAGCTAAAAAGAAAATGCACTCATCTTACGAAAGTAAGTTGAAAGAAGAAATTGATGCTACAAAAGCAGAACTCGTTGAAAAAGTAGATTCATACCTAAACTACGTAGTTGAGGAATGGATGAAATCAAACGAACTTGCTATTGAGCGAGGTATCAAAGGTGAAATCGCTGAAGACTTTATCAGTGGTCTGAAAAAATTATTTGAAGATCATTACATAAACGTACCAGACGAAAAATATGATGTGTTAGAAGATCAAGCTTCTAAAATCGAAGAGCTTAACAAGAAATTGAACGAGCAAATCGACGCTAATGTTAAATTAAATTCTGAAATTGGTAAGTTAACAAGACAAGATATAGTTGACGCTGTATCGTCTGACTTAACAGATACTAACAAAGAAAAATTTAGCAAATTAGCAGAAGAAATTGAATACTCTAATGCTGACGAGTTTAAGAATAAAGTATCGACTATTAAAGAGTCATACTTTACAACAAAAGAAATTTCATCTAAAAGTGAAATCGATAACGTTGCCGAAGGCGAAACAACGCAAGTTGATTTGTCAAACGCTATGACTGCTTACACGGCCGCTATCACAAAAACAAAAGACTCAATTAAATTGGGTTTTAAAAAATAAAGGGAGAAAATAAAAGATATGTACTTATCTGAACAATTAGTTAAAAAGTGGTCACCGGTCCTTGAACATCCAGAACTCCCAAAAGTTACGGATAGTTATAAGAGAGCGGTTACAGCTGTTATCTTGGAAAACCAAGAGAGAGCACTAAGAGAAGATAGAGCATTTATGTCAGAAGCTGCTCCAACGAACAGCACTGATGCAACTTCTATACAGAATTGGGATCCAATCCTTATTTCTTTAGTTAGAAGAGCGATGCCAAATCTTATCGCATACGACATAGCAGGCGTACAGCCAATGACTGGTCCAACAGGACTGATCTTCGCTATGAGAGCTAAATTTACATCACAAGCAGGAACAGAAGCGTTATTTAACGAAGCTGATACTGACTTTTCAAGCAGAAACAATGCTGGTGATTCAACTTCGCCAGGTGTTGGTGGAGAAGGTTCATCTGCACAATCAGGTACTAACCCAGCTTTATTAAATGACAGCCCTGCTGGCACTTATACAACTGGTACTGGTATGGCGACAGCAACTGCTGAAGCATTAGGCGACGCAGGCGGAAATAGCTTTGCTGAAATGGCATTTTCAATCGAGAAATCGACTGTAACTGCTAAATCAAGAGCTCTTAAAGCTGAATATACAATGGAACTAGCACAAGACCTTAAAGCAATTCACGGTTTGGATGCTGAAACAGAATTAGCAAATATTCTTTCTTCAGAAATCCTTGCTGAGATCAATAGAGAGATCGTAAGAACTATCTATACAGTTGCTGAAAAAGGTGCTTCTGCTAACACAGGTACAGTAAATACAACAACTGAAGGAATCTTCGATTTAGATACAGACTCTAATGGAAGATGGTCAGTTGAAAGATTTAAAGGCCTAATGTTCCAAGTAGAAAGAGAAGCGAATGCTATAGCACAAAGAACACGTAGAGGTAAAGGAAATATTCTTATTACTTCTTCTGATGTTGCTTCTGCTTTACAAATGGCTGGCGTATTAGATTACGCTCCAGCGTTAAACAACAATTTAAATGTTGATGACACTGGTAACACATTTGCTGGAGTATTAAACGGTAGATATAAAGTTTATATCGATCCATATTCTGCAAATAACACAGCTAAGCAATACTTCGTAGTAGGATACAAAGGTTCATCTCAGTATGATGCCGGAATATTCTATTGCCCATACGTTCCACTTCAAATGGTTCGTGCAGTTGGCCAAGATACTTTCCAACCTAAGATTGGGTTTAAGACTCGTTACGGAATCCAAGCTAACCCATTCGCTGAAAGCTCAGGCTCATCAGCTGCTGCGGTTATCAATGGTGCTGGAAATATCAATGCTAACAGATACTACAGACGTGTACAGGTAACTAACATAATGTAAGTTGCTTGTTACTTTTTAGTAACACAATTAAAAAGGGCCGCCTCAAAACGGCCCTTTTTTAATATTCAAAATGACCAACCAAAAATCAATTGACATAATATTAAAATGATGATACTATAATAATATGATAGTTTATAAAATAACAAACAAAATCAATAACAAATTTTACATAGGTATTACATCTAAATCTTTAGAACAAAGATTTGCTGGCCATATTAAACAACCTAGATATTATCTAGGTGAAGCAATAAAAAAATATGGAGAACAAAATTTTACAATAGAACAGATTGATGAAGCTAACTCATTTAATAAACTAAAAGAAAAAGAACAATATTATGTAAACAAATTAAAACCAAGATATAATCTTACTGTAGGAGGTGATGGTACTATTGGTTATAAACATAGTAATTCTTTTAAAAAAATGAGAAGAAAAAAAATGTTAGGTAATAAAATACATTTAGGAATAAAACACACAAATTTACAAAGACAAAAAATTAGTCAATCATTAAAAGGTAATTCTAATAAATTGGGTAAAACTGGTCCACAAGAAAATCCATTTACAGGCCAACGTCAATGGTTAATAGGTAATAAAAATGTAGCCAAAAGGCCAGATGTAAGAGAAAAACTAAGACTGGCCGCACTCAAACGAGAAGCTAAAAAAAGAGAACTTAAAAAGGTTATATAAATAGTCCTATGACAGTTACAAACTCATATTTAAGACAACCCACTAAACTTGATTATGCTAGTCCTACTCAATTTAAGTTTAATATTATTAAATTACCTAAAGTAGAATACTTTTGCACGGCCGTTAATGTGCCTGGTATTTCATTAGGCTCAGTATCACAACAAACACCTATGAAAGATATACCTTTACCTGGTGAAAAATTAACATACCAAGATTTAACAATGACATTTCTTGTGGATGAGAACCTACAAAATTATCAGGAGATACACGGTTGGCTTGTTGGTTTAGGTTTTCCAGAAGGTTATGAACAACATAAAACTTTATTAGAGGCCGGTAGAGATCGTTTTCCAACATCAAAATCAAGCGTAAGCACAGAACCAGGAAAAGTAAAATATGGTGCTCCTAGTCAAGGTAGTTTGTTTTCTGACGCTACACTTACAATACTTTCAGCAAAGAACAATCCAGTAGTGGAGGTTCGATTTACAGACGTGTTTCCAACGAACTTAGGCGGTCTACAATACAATCAGCAGGCCACTGATATAAGTTATCTATCTGTTGATGTAACATTCAAATATAGCATATACAATTTTGCTACTTCAGTTAACTCATCAGCAACAACAACAATCACAACATAGCTTGATTTTTTCACACTTTTGTGATAATATTATATTATGGATTTA